GCGGCCACTGGTCGACATTCGTGATTTGGGCCAAGAGCAGCTTCAGCATGGGCCGGTCCGACTACCAGCGTCAGTACGAGCCGATCCTGTACGGCTGGAAGGAAGGCACCAGCCACTTCTGGTGCGGGGACCGGGACCAGTCCGACGTGTGGGTGGTCAAGAAGCCGCACCTCAACGACCTACATCCGACCATGAAACCGGTTGAGCTCGTGGAGCGCGCCATCGTCAATTCGAGTAAGACCCGCGACACAGTGCTCGACTGTTTTGGCGGGTCAGGCTCGACGCTCATCGCGTGCGAGAAGACCGGGCGCCAGGCCCGGCTCATTGAGATGGAGCCGAAGTACGTGGATGTGATTGTGCGCAGGTGGCAGGAGTTCGCAGGCAAGACTGCTGTCCTGGACGCCACCGGCGAGGCCTTTGACTCCATAGCGCCGCGTGAAGAGGTTGCCGCCTGATGTCGCAGATGGGCGTGGTGGAGTACGCCAGGCACCGGAACGTCAGCCACCCGGCTGTCATCAAAGCACTCGCCGCCGGTCGCATCAGGAAAGAGCGCAACGGCAAGATCGACTCAGACAAGGCAGACGCCTCCTGGACGTTGAGGACGGACACGGTCCTGTCGATGCGCAGCGAACCGCGCGCCATGCCCACCATGGCGCCAAAGGGCGCGCCGCCTGCGGCCGGACACGTGGCGGACGCGCAGGACCCGCTCGGCGGGCTGAACGGGATGACGATGGGCGACAAGGTCGCCATCCAGACCCGCCTGGCGAAGCTCCAGCTTGTAAGGAAGCAAGTGGAGCTGGCGCAGCTTGAACTGGACAAGAGCAAGGGTGCGGTGATGCCGACCATCGAGGTCCAGGAGTTCGTCGCCGCCATGATTTTGATGGTGCGGGACCACTTCCTGGTCCAGCCAGACCGGCTGGCACCAGCCGTTGCGGCGGTCACAGACACGGCCACGTGTCACCGGATTATCAAGAACGACGTCGATGCCGCGCTCAAGAAGCTGAGCAAAGCAGTTAAGAGCATCGGAATATAGTGGGAACCCAAACGGTCTTAGGCGAGCTTAGCTCGACGCTGCTCCTCCCGCCGCGCGAGATGACGGTGTCCCAGTGGGCAGACGAGAACCGTGTGCTCACTGGGGCCGCATCTGCAGAGCGTGGCCAGTGGCACACGCGTCCATACCAGCGCGAGCCGATGGATGTGATGAGCCCCGCGAACCCCGCGAAGATGATCGTGTTGATGTCCGCGGCGCAGATGCTCAAGACGGAGTGCCTCCTGAACTTCCTGGGCTTCATTGCGGATGTGGACCCCGGTCCGACGCTGGTTGTCGAGCCGCGTATTGAAGACGCCAAGGCACTTTCGAAGGATCGTGTCGCGCCGATGTTCCGGTCCACGCCGGTGCTGCGAGGCAAGCTGGCGTCCGTCAAGAGCAGGGACTCCGACAACACGACGCTGCACAAGGCGTTCACCAACGGCGCCGGCCACGTCACGTTTACTGGCGCCATCAGCCCGAGCGGTCTGGCCATGCGCCCGATTCGGTACGTGCTGCTCGACGAGGTTGACCGCTATCCGGCGTCTGCCGGGACTGAAGGGGATCCGGTCTCGCTGGCGATCCAGCGCACCTCTGAATTCGAGCACAACAAGAAGGTCATCCTGTGCTCTACTCCCACGGTGATGGGCGCCAGCCGGATTGAGAAGGCCTGGAAGGAAAGCGACCAGCGGGAATATTTCGTGCCGTGCCCGTTTTGCGGCGAGTTCCAGGTGCTCGATCTGGGCGACGGCACGGAGAGCGGCTTGTGCTGGCCGCAGGATCAGCCGGAGCTTGCGCAGTACCGCTGCGCCGGGTGCCACGAGCTGATTCCGGATCACCAGAAATCCTGGATGGTGGAGCACGGCGAGTACCGCGCGCAGAATCCTGCATCGCCCATTCCGGGGTTCCGTGTGACGCAGCTGCTGTCGGTGAAACGTCCGTGGGCCACGATCGCCGCGGAGTTCCTGGCCGCGCGCAAGTCACAGGAAACGCTCAAGGCGTTCATGAACACGGTGCTCGCGAAGTTCTGGGAAGAGCGTCACGAGGTTGCCACCGACGCGCACACGTTGTGGAACCGCTGCGAGCCGTACGTCTCGGAAGTGCCGAACGGGGTGTGCCTGCTGACCGCCGGCGTCGACGTCCAGGCGGACCGCCTCGAAATGGAGATCGTCGGGTGGGGCAGGGACGAGGAATCCTGGTCCGTTGCCTACCATGTGATCCCTGGCGATATTCTGCGCAACGAGGTGTGGACGCAGCTCGACGAGCTACTGCGCTCGACGTATTCCCACGAGAACGGCCAGCAGATGCGGATCGCCGCGTCGTGCATCGACTCTGGTTACAAGGACGCCACTGTCCTTCGCTTCACCCGCGACCGCTACAACCGGCGCGTGTTTGCGACCAAGGGCAGGACCGGCGAGGGAACGATCTGGCCGCGCAAGCCCAGCCGGAAAAACCAGACGCCGTTCTTCATGGTCGGTGTCAGCGCAGCCAAGGATGCGGTGTACGACCGGCTGCGGGTGAAAGACGAGGGGCCCAGCTATTGCCACTTCCCGTTGGGGCGTGAACTCGAGTACTTCGAGCAGCTGACTGCGGAGAAGAAGTTCGTCCGGTACCACTTTGGATTCGCGAAACACGAGTGGCGCCTGGACGAAGGCAAGCGCAACGAAGCCCTCGACTGTCGGGTGTATGCGTACGCCGGGCTGCACTCTCTGCTCGCAAGCGGTCTGCCTCTGAACAAGTTCTGCGAGAAGTTCGACGCGATGCAACGGCGGCAAAGTCCGCCACAACGGCCGGACCAGGAAGGACGCGTGGACGTCGAGCGGCACGGCCGGCCAACCCAGGCGCAATCGAACGAGAACCCGTTCATGGCTGGACACGACGGCGGTGGCTTCGTCCGGCGTCCCAACTGGCTCGAAAGGTAACCATGGCACTACTCACCACTCCCATCAACCCCTTGCGGGGACCGTTCGGGCCTTCGCCGCTTCCGCGACTACTACGCCCTCTGCTGACTTCTGCCGCCCGGTCAGGATCGATCTCTCGACCCTCAGCCCCGATTCCGGGACAAACGGCAGATCTCCCGAGGTAAGCTCGACCGCCTTCAGCGCGCAACCGCCGGATTTACAACCAGTGCCTTTGATGGATATGGGCTTCGCGATCACTTGCCCACTCGCCCGGCACCGTATGCCTCAGATCCGGTTCTTGTCCATCGACTCGCGCTTTTGCTCCACGCTTCTTTCAGACCCCGCCTCACGACGACGCTCTTGCGCTTCGCTATGACTTCACCCCCATCAGGTTGTCAAAGGGACTTTCACCCTCAAGCTGTCGAACATGCTCGGCACACAAAGAAGAAGCCCGGCGCCGGTGCCGGGCTCTTTCCAATTCCAAAGTGCGTGCTACTTCGTGATTGAGTAAATTCGCACCTTGTCAGCCTCGCGGCGCGTGCTGGTGATCGTGTAGCCGTGCTTGCTGCCGAGTGTGGAGATGAAGCCGCGGACTGAGTGTTTTTGCCACGCGGTTGCGGCCATGATCTCTTCCAAAGTGGCTCCGCCGCCGCGTTCGAGGAGTGCGAGTACCGTCGCCTTGCGTGTTCCTTCGCGCTGCTTGGGCGCAGGAGCATCGCCCGTGCTGGTGGTGTCCTTGGTCGCTTTCGGCTTGGCGGACGCTTTGGGCGTGGGCGTGTGCGCGGGCTTGGCCCGTTTCGTGGCCTTCGTGGCGCTCAGCATCTCCTGCTGGGCCCTGAGCATGTCTTGCTCGGCGATCCTCATCTCTTCCTCGAGCGTCTCCCCCAGGCGTTGTGCCGCCGTCCAGATCCGCATGGTCGCGGTCTTGCGGTCCGTGAACTTCTTCACCTCTTTGATGTCTGCGAAGGGCGGCGCGCCGGCGAAGCTATTCCAGACTTCCACCAGGCGGGGCGCCGGCCACGATGCTGTGGCTTCGCTCAGTTGCGCCTCCGATGCAAATGCTGCGCCAGTGGCGCCGGCTTCTTTGATGGCGGCGTCCTTGTCGGGATGCACTGCTAGGTTGTTTTCCGTGTCGATGCTGTAAGTGGGCATGTGATTCTCCTTGTTGCGATCAGGTCTGTTCCTGCGCACCACGATTCATCACTTCGTTCGAGTCGATGATGCAAGTCATTCATGCCCTGTCGAACAAAGAAAGAACCTGGAGTGCGGACCGGGCTCGATCGCCGTGCTTCCCTACTTCCTGCTGGCGTCGATACAGATGAATGGCGTCCCACGTTCGGTTATGGC